TCTCTATAAAACTCTCTAGGAGCTTTAGTTGCATTACTAATAGTCCATGCTCTCATAGTGTCGCCTAAGTGGTCGCAATCCGCTCTACCACCTACCCATCTTCCTGTGCCATAATCTCTTAATAGCCAGTATGGAGGACTAGTAATACATGTATTAACGGTTCTTGGTTTCAGTCTTGTAAGTTTCTGAACGCAATCTCCTTGTATTATCTGTATCATCTAATTTTTCTCCGCAGTGTGGACAAGTTAGAGGTATACCTAATAACTTGCATATTTTTTCATGTTTTCTAAATTCGTTATTGGATTGAGTCGTTTCCATACTGTAGCTCCATCTCTGCCTCATACATAGGTCTAAATTCTTCTAGTGTAGGAATCTTTACATAAATTTTATCACTAAGGTTGTATTCATGTAGTTTTCTTACATATACTATATATGCATTTTGTAACTGCTTTTCTGTGTAAAGTATCATCATCTATCTCCAAATACTTCTTTCTCTACTATCTTTTTTACTTCAGGTAGTTTATACCATAAACCAGAGAACATGGTTTCATTACCATTACCCCAATCAACATAGTATCTTTTGTAACAAAACATTCTATCAGAGAATATTCTGACATCTCCTAATCCTGAGTTATTTATTTGATAGACTTCTTCTAATAATCTCATAAGTCTTGTGCCTCTTCACCTTCTGTTCCTAGTCCCATATCTTCTTTCATTTTTTCTTTCTCTGTAGGAGTCAATGCAGAAGCGGGACCAATTTTTAATGACTTCCAGTTGACTTCACTAGAGAAACCTTTTACTTCGTTATTTCTCATTTTTGTACAGTTAAATGTCATACATCTATCTGTCGGCTCCCATGTTTCAAGGGAGTAAGCAGCATCGGCTGCATCTAATATACCTTTTGCGAATCTAGCCTCTCCAGTAGAATCTGTTTGGTATGGAGCAAAAACTAAAGTTTCATACTCTTGAGCATAAGACTTTAGTTTCTTACTTATTTCTATTTGCTCCTGCCAGTCATATTGACTGTTTTTGCCTGGTGCATTGTGGCGACGAACTTGGTTTAGATAATCTACGATTACGATACCAATGTCTGTGCGACTTACCCTCTTATCGAGTTCGCTTTGGATTTTTGAGAGAGTGAGGGCTGGATCGTAGATTACATCTAATTGTCTGTCTTCGGTTAATGGATTCTTAGTTAAGTTTCTATGAAACTCATCAAAGTCTCTATGTGATTCATATTCTCTGAGTAATTCGTCTCCACCCTGAAAACGATTTGCCCACCAACCAGCAACAAGATTCCACTCTTCTGTATTCATAACTTTGTCACGAATATTTGTAAAAGTAACTCCTGTGCTGATAGAACACATTCTTTGCAGTATAGAACGGCTATCCATCTCAATAGTGAAATAGAGAGCTGTTCTTCCTGAATCATAAACATTAACAGCAAGGTTACAAGAAGTCAATGACTTACCTGAACCTCTTCGTCCACCAACTAGCACTAGGTCTTTGGGTGAAAATTTGACGCTTGCGTCATAATCTGTATTTAGTCCTAAAGGTAAATATTTTGCTCTTTGTTCATCATCTTCAAAAAGTGTAATAGTTTGCATACTTTCTGAAGGTGGTGTAACATCTACTTTATCACTTACATTTAGAACTATTTCTTGTAGCTGTTCTATATTTTCTTCTGCACTAGCCATAGTGACAGTTTTATCCACATACTTGTCAATTTCATCTAATATCTCGGTTTGAGTATATTCATTTTTAAGATAGTCAAGTAACATATCTGCATCTACTTCTACATCTATAGATTCAATAGCAGATATTTTTTCTTGGATATTTTGGTCTCTTTGCCCAGCTTTTAACTCAGCAAAGGTTGGGAGAGATTGATAATTGTCAACGTGCTTTTCCAAGATGCTAAAAATCCCTCGGTACTCATTTGGTAAATAAATTTCTTTTACCTGAGACCAAGTATCTAAATCTTGTTGTATAACTACTTGTTTTAGTAAAGCACTAGCAATATTCATTTATCTCTCTCAAAAAAAGGGGAGTGTTGCACTCCCCCGCTAAATAATACTAGTTAGCCTATTTCTTTTCTAGCTGCTCCATTGTAATCAGCACATTGTAAACCTCTTCTGGTTAACATTGTTTTGACGCCTCTTACAGTTTTGCCGATGTTATCAGCAATTTCTTGAACAGTCATTTCAGAAATATCAAGGTCAGCTAAAACATCAGCTTTGCTTGAACCTTTTGTGTGCTCTTGCTTAGGAATAGCATTGATGTCACCACTTCTAAGTAATGAAAGAGCTTTTCCTCTGATAGAGTTAACACTTTTACCAAGTGATTCTGCGATAGCTTCTACAAAAGCGCCATCGTTAACCATTGATACAAATGTTTCTTCTTCTTGAGGAGTGTAAGTTCTAACACTCTCTGGCTTAGGAGCTGGTTTAACATGCTCAGTTAATTCCATAGAAAGAATTTTACCTTGAATTGATTTTGCACTAAATGCTCCACCTTCAAAGTTTGATGCTATTTCAGCATAAGTGTAAACTCCGCTATTATCAGTTACGAAGTTTGAAAGAGTTGCTTCTTGCTCTTCTGAGAAAGATTTAGAAGCAGATGCTGAAGCTAATTCAACATCAAAACCCATTTTTCTTAGCTTTGAAGATACACTTCTTGTAGAAGTTTCTAAATCTTCAGCAGCTTCTGCAACCATTGCCTGTGAAACAGGGCTTGATTCACCGATGAAGTCCACTAGTTGCTGTGTTCTTTCATCTGTCCATTTTGGTAATGCCATATTAATTTTCCTTAATTAATTTTTTTATGTTATCGTAAATTGTTACGCCCATTGCTTGGGCTTTATTTGTTTTTGCTGATTCTATACCACTTTCATTTAATAGAATCGTTACATCTTTTGTAAGATTATCTTTTGTCTCAAATCCATAGCTTTGTAAAACTTTTTGAGCTGCTGCCTTTGTCGGATAGCTCTTTAGTTTACCTGTTATACAAACTATACCTTTCGTATAGCTGACTTCAGATATTCTCTCACAAGAGAAAGAGAAGGGTAACTTATAATATTCGTTAGAATGAAATTCATTAACTAACCAATCTATTAGATTCGACGCCGCTTTAGGACCGAGACCACTATCTATACATTTTTCGTAGGTTATCTCTGATATATTCGAGACTTTTTTAGTCAATTTATTAGATGCGCTCCGCCCTATCAGCGGTATCGAAAAAGCTGGAAGGAGTGTTGTTAAGTCTGCTGATTTAGAGTTTTCTATCTCAGCAAACAACTTTGCTCCTAACTTTTCCGAGTCTAATAGGGATATAAGTTCTTCTTCAGTAAAAGAGTAGACTTCATGATATTCCTGTAAATCTAACTTTTCAATTGTTGCTTTTCCCAATCCTTTAATACTTAAAGTTTTGACAAAGTGTTCAATTCTTTTTGATGATTTAGCAGGACATTTTGGGTTTCTACAGAATAATTGGTCGTTCACGATGTCTAATACTGTATTACAAGCTGGACAATGTGTCGGTATAATTATCTGTCTCAAATTCTGCCTCTCTTTTATTTTTATAATTATATTATACTAAAGATTTAACCATTTGTCAAGAATTATTTTTTGGGAAGTCCCGTAAAATAAGGGACGAAATTTCGAAACACTCTGTGTGCCCTCCAAATTTTTGTTTAGGTTTATAACTATCATGTTTAAACTTTTCATGTAGTTCTTGCTCTAGTTTCCAACAATTATAAATAGTGTCGTGATAAGTTCTCTGGATTCGTAAATCATACCCTTTGAATCCACGACTTCTTTTAATTACATGACGCCAATCTTTTCCACTAGCGATTCCTACTTTGATACATTCTCTTTCAAATGTTCTTTGATTTACTAGTATTACGCCATATAATACACCCTCTCTATCTTTTTCATGAGGGTGATTGTTAAAATAAGTTTGATTATATACTCCACTCATGCTATAAGCAGAGGAGAGAAATGTCTGATTAGACCTGATAGTAGAATAAATACTGCGATTGCATTTAAAATAATTAATGCTCGGTCTTTCCATAAAAGACCAACCCATAACCAACCTGAAACACCTACTAAAGATAGACAAAGGTCTAGGAAAGGAAATCCCTGTGTAGACCTTACTGCAAATGCAGCAATAAGAAAACTACTTGCTACCCACTTTACATACCATGAAAGGTCTTGTTTTGGAGTAGCACTCTTAAATATTCTTTTACTGTTCTTTAGTTCTTCTTTTGAGTATTTCATTTAATTCTTCTATTCTTTGATATAATTTATATATCTGTTTTGTTTGTTCTGCTATTTGTTGTTTTAACATTTCTACTTCAGTAACCAAGCCATTCTCCTATTTTTGCAAATATATAAGGTATTACTGCTACTGCAATAAAAAATAAACTAATAAATGTAATAACTTCGTATATATCTGCAAATGGTTCCATTATTAATCCACTTACCTTGCATAACCACTGATTTACCATTGCTATAAAAAAATTTACAAATGGTTCCATCATTAGTGTCCGTGTCCTATGTGCATTCCAATAATTACTCCTATTGCAAGTACTATCCAATCAAATACAAAGTGCCAAATAAAGGATAAAGCAAATATCTCTTTCCAATGACACTTACAACTTTCTATATACTTAGTCAATCTACTCTCCTTAGTACTTGTGGTATTATTTTTCCTGCTCTTATTACTTCTATTTTACAACCTAGCTCTAAATTAAGAGCTTCTATAATTGATTTATTATGTAATGTTGCCTTTGATACTGTTGCTCCTTCTATGTCTATTGGGTCAAAGTGAGCTACAGGAGATACTGCTCCTGATTTGCCTACTTGCCACGATACTGATTGGAGGGTAGTAATTACCCCTGTTTCCTGTTTCTTTAGAGCAAAGGCTCCTCGAGGGTGATGGCTTGTATATCCATGAGCATCAAATCTATCATTGTCTGCTACACGAAATACTGAGCCATCTTGTGGAAACTGAGTGTAATCACTACTAATGGCAGTTTCAAAACCAAGGTCTGCTATAAACCTCATGTCTGAAACATAATTATCTGTTATGTAAGGGGAAGTTCCATGTGCTACAAAATATAATTCTCTTGTAGCAAACTCTTTGGAACTTTTTAATCCTAATGCACCTGCTGCATAGTTTCGGGCATTAGGTATTGTTTTTGGAGCAACTACTTCTCCTGATATTTGTAGCACTCCTTCATGTTCAATTCGGTTAGGCACTATGTTACTCATATTGTGAGTTATATCTAATCCTTCTATTCCATCTCCTCTTGTTAGTGCCTTTTGTAGCTCTCCTCCACCATATAGAATACTTACTGCTGCTCCATCTAACTTAGGAGTAACAATAAAATCGTCACTGCCCCAATTAGGAGCAGTGTCGATACCACTTATTACTTTTTGGAGGGAGAACAATGGGAATAAGTGTTTATATCTTCGTTCATAAGAACTTTTATAACCGATACTTTCATTTTCTTCCATTGTTACTAGGTGGTCGAAAATCTCATCTGACATGATGGGTTTCCCATTGTAATACGCCATTGCTGCTCGCTTGATAAGATTTTCTAACATTTATATATTATACTAAAAATTTGACCATTTGTCAAGAATTATTTTCCGATATGTTCAACATCATCTCTAGGAATGACTTGGTATGCACCTTTATTATATGCTGGTGCTATGGTATATTTCTTACTAATTTCAAGTTTCCATGAATTATCAGGCATGGTACCTTTACCTGCATTGGTGGAGCTGACAGAAATCGAATCTGCGACCTTCGCAGTGCAAGTGCGACGCTCTCCCTGCTGAGCTACAGCCCCGAGACTTTTCCACTTAGATTGTTTTGTTGTTCTTTTTTTACGCACAGTTTTTCTTCTACGCCCATGCGAATCGTAATTTAAGCTTCCATTAATTATCATAATATATATTATAACAAGATTTTAAGGTTTTGTCAAGAACTATTTTTAGGTAAGGTAAATTTCATCTAAAATTTCTTTGAACTCATCTTCGATTATACTTTTACTTTCTGCAAGTGACAGTATTTCTACTAGTCCTGTAAAAAGTTCCTGAGTATTTTCTAAGTCCAAAGGAATACTAATACCTTCTTTTGAAGGTAACCATTCTTCTTCAAAGTCTAAATAGTATTTTCTTAAGGATAGATACTCTATACCACGAAAAGTATTTATTACTAATCGTATTTGTATATTATCTTTTTCATTGATAACTCTTTCATATATGCTTGGTGTACTAAAATCAATCATTTTTAATAATCCTATTCAATGGAACAATGCTTGTAACATTCTTCGGCATTAATAAACGATAAGAGTCCGTATCCCAACAAAATAGGAGAACTGTATCGTGTGCTTCTTTAGCTCGGTTTTTCTTTTCCTTTATGTAAGGCGTAGAAAAATCACGAGTGCATATATTATATTTAAGTCTGCGTGAATTCTTACTTCTGTAAGTAATGACTGCATCGCCTGCATCATCTAATTTCTTTTTAAAATCATCTTTGTTCATAATCCCTCCAAGTATCTAACAAATGATTATTTGATTTGTACTTGTTTTGGTTATGATTGCAAGATGCAAAAAACTAGGGCATCTAAGATACCCTAGTGAAAAACTAAACTAAATTAATTGTTTAAGTTATTTACTATACCTGTAAAATAAACTGCTGCTTTACCAGTTAACTTTGATATAATTGCTGGGTCAACTTCTTGGCCTGCATCTGTCAAAGCACTTGTTAGGTCAGCTTGCGCTCCTGCAACACTTACTCTACCGCCACCACTTGAGCCATTAGAACTACTTCTTGCTGGTGTCTTTCTGACATATACACCTGCCTTTGTAAGTATCATTCTAACACCGTTTGGAGATTCCTCTAACTGCTCAGCGATGTCTGCTACTATCTCCATACTATTTTCTGGAGTAGGTTCTTCTGCAGTATACATATCTACTGCTTCTTGTTTTTTCTCGTCTGTCCAAGACATATTTTTTCTCCTTTTATTTTTGTAAGATTCTGGCAAACCAGGACACCAACCTGTGGCTTGTCTCATTTGCATATAAAATCTATCACTCATTAATATATATTATAAATGAATTTTAACGCGATGTCAAGAACTATTTTTTGTATCCTTTACCAAAATGGTTATGGATTGCTTCTAGTTTATCTTCTGCTTCAGCTATTTTTGCTATTTGAGTTTCTATAGCTTCAACAATATCGGGGTGTTCTCCAATACCTACTACATTTCTTTCATAGGCTTTGCAATTAGCTTTTGCCATTGCAATTTCCCCTTCTAATTTTTTACATAGTGCTTCAAATAAATAATTCATAGTTTTTTAACTCCTATGACAAAATTTTCTGCGGCACTTTCTGCATATGCTTCACTATGCCCTTTATAAAATTCTGTTTTTATTACTTCATTATTTTCATAAAATCTGCAACCCCAATGACTATCCATTTTAATTACATCTGCTCTTAATTCACCATCAACATATGTTGAATATTTATTGTCTTTCATCTTTTGTAACTGCTCCGTTTATAAATGATTCTTTAAATTCTCTACTGTAATCATCTTGCAATGCTATCCACATAACTAATGGCCACGCTACTGCAAACATAAATAATACAGTAAAGAACATTGCAAAAGGATATCTCGCAACTAAAGCGTTAGGAGCTATACTTTTTATTTCTCTGTAAGCGGGATACCATAGTTTCCACATGGCTATCACAAGTCCTGACAGATATACTGCCAATAAAATTTCCAACATTGTTTTTCCTTATAAATATTTCTGTAAATGTTTTAGACTTCCTATTTCATAAGCGAGGGCAGTTCCCCAATATCCTGTCTTTTCTCCATCGAGCCAGGGAAAGAGGGTTTGAGAAGTATCGCACGGCTCTAATACAAATACTTTGTAACATTTAGCTCCATACTTATCTTCATAGTTTACACACTCTACTATGTTACCATAACAAGCGTAACCTTTTCTTTCCGACTGATACTTTTGTGATATTTCATCTTTGATTATCGCAAATTTATTATGTCGAGGATACCACACCTTTTCATTATAGTCAAATTCTTCTGCTACACATTGTTCTGGTAGCATAGCTTTTCTCATTCCTTCATAGTCTGATTCTGCTAATTTTTGAGGTATGCCTACTCTCTCAACTATATTCTTTACAAATGCTGGAGAACGATAAATACTGTCTGCAATTCCTGATATATTAAAACCATCTATATACATCTTTACTACTGACCTTATTTCATCTTCAGTGGCTGCCTTTCCTTTATTTTGACTTTTTCGCACTTCACGAAAATGTTTTGTTTCAAGGTGGTCGTCTATAATCTTTTGAAGTCTGGTCGTGTTATACCTAATATTCAAAATTTCACAGGCTTCCTTTTTAGTTACTGGATTATCCTGTTCGAGTTGTTGGATTACTCGTTCTATGTTATCAAATGATAACTTTTCTCCTGATTTACTTCGTATCATAATGCTTCTTTCCTAATAATATAATTGCGTAATGCACTATTTTCAATAAATCTTTTTCGTTATATCCATCTTTCTTACCATACCGTTGAGCATATTTAATAATGTTTCCTATACAGAAACCTTCTCCATGGTCAGCATCAAATACAAACTCAGTAGTTTGTATCGTATTCTTACTATAGTGTGCGTCATAGGTTGAACGGATATAATTTTCAACCCAGACTAATACTTTATCCTCACTAAACTTCATTAGTTAACATCTCTACAAGACTAGTGTATCCACCTATCTTTTGTCCGTTGAATATAATCTGCGGAAATGTTCTTGCGCCAGGAAAGTTTTCAAACATATCTTCTTTTTGAAAATCTTTTCCAAACACTTTATACTCTACAGAACAACCTTGTTGCTCTGCAAGATTCTTTGCCATTGTGCAATAATGACAGTTTGGTGTGCTATAAATTATTACTGTATCTTTCATATAATCGTTCCAAAGTGCTTTCACTTCGCTGTTATCCTTTTATCATACCAAGCTAGTCCTTCGTCCCACCAATCTGGTGTATCTCTATGTGACCACTTAGCAAATGTTGCTTTATCTGTATGGTAGTATAGGCGATATGACCCGATAACATCAGATTCGTCTTTCAGTTCATCGGGCATTGCCATAAGAAATGGAGTGAGTCCTTGTCTAGGCATATTCTTTGGTTCGGGTAGTTTATTGATTACTTCTACTACTGACTTGTGTAATTTGCCATAGCGATAATGGTATTCATCGTTTAGTGCATTTGCATAGCAATGAACCCACTCAAAATTATCTAGTGAAGACCGTGTCCATATCGTGCAAGGGTGATTATACATCATGGGTAGATATGGTGTCAGAGGTCTTTCCTCTAGAGGAAGATGTTTGATTTCTGACTTTCTTGAATTGAGGGCTTCTCTTTCTTCTGCGTTAAGCGCTCTAGGAGTAAATCCTAATACTTCATCAACCCATATAGCTGTGCATAATAGTTGTGCCGCCTCAAGAGGCATTTTTACTATATGCTTGTCTACATGGTATTCAGCACATTTGTCTAAATCTTCATCTAAATAAAATAAATTCATATTATATATTATATAGAAAATTTAACCATTTGTCAAGTATTATTTTTATTTGCTACCAAAGGCTTTTCCAGCCTCTGAAATTCCAAATGCTCCTAAGGTTACTATAACGAATGAAGTGTATATAGTATCTGATATTACTAAGTCTTGACCCATAAATGCAGTAACTAAATCACAGATTCCGAATACTGTCATTAAAAAGAATGAAATAAACCCTATGATAGCTTTTTCATTTATATCGTTATGGTCTAAAAATAAGTCCATAAACTTACGCTTACCAGGCTTCATACGAGCTCGGTCTTCCTTCATCTTTTCTATTAAATCTTCTGCTGCGTCGAGTTTATCGACTAGCTTCATATATTTATCTAGGTCAATTTGGACTTCGTTTCTGGCGTTATCGGTTTCAATATTTGCCATTATTTATCCTTTGCTTTACCCACATTCAGGGCAACCCAATCTAAGACTTTATAGGCCTTCTTTACCCAATTATCATCAATGGGTGTTGGTGTTAGTGCTGCTATTAAAGAAGCTACAAACACTAGCCATGGGATTATCTTTACAAAAACAATAATCCATTGTATAAATTCTAACATTTTCCTATCCTATTCTGTCTTACGACAGCCGCTGCAGAGGTATATACTTCTCTATTGTAGATACATCTATATCCTCTACTTTTTCAAACTCCACATCATAACAAATAATTTTATCAGATGTGTCTGATTGACTTTTTAAACTTGGCATAAAACTATTGTGAGTTGTATACTCACGACTATGAGTTTTATTACTTTTTAAACTTTTAAACTGTATTTCAACTATACCTTTATCTAAAAGGTCTATTAGTTTTTGACTATCTATCATTTTTCTTTAAGCTTCCTACTACTATTTCTAATTTTTCTATTCTATCAATTAAGGGTTTATATCCATCAAACCCTTCAAGTCCACACTTTGGGTGAGCAAGGTCTTCTACTTCTATTACTCTATCTTCTAATTCCTCACACCAATCTTCTACATCTTCAAACCGTGCTTGTGCAGCAGGGTTCTTTTCAAACCATTCTGAGTCTTTGTGTAATCCCCATAAATCAATTAGGTTCTTTAGATACTGAAACATCTTCTGTGGTCACCTTTCTATAATATACTACTACATCTTTTAGTTCTGTAATATATCTTTTTAGTTCCTGCATATTATATGCCATTGTTTCATAATCAGGAATAGTCATAGCGAGAAATACTAATTCTCCTTCTTGTTCCTCAATTATAGCGAATTGTTCTTCAAAGTTTTCTGGTGTGATAGTCAACCACCTAACTTCTCTTAAGTCTATCTCGCGAGGCATGATAGGTTGAACTATTGTTCTCTCTATCGGTTTAGCTTTAACCTCTAATGTCCTCGTTGGGAGGAGACTGCAATTGGAGACCATCGTCAAGGTCATCAACAATAACGCTGAGTTTTTCGATTTCTTCCATAATATGTTTTGTTCCATTATTTATTTTCCTTTGCATTTCGACTGGGTCACCCATTATTTTGGCACTCAGTTCGTAGTTTCTTATAAATTCTGAATATCTATTCAGTTCTCTTTGAGCGGCTTGACTTTTTATTGTCATCTCGTTCAATTGTGTAGTTTGTAAAGCAAAATCATTTTGCATTGTGTCTAATGCTTCTTGTTGAGTAGCAACTGCTCCCTCTAATGCTAGGTTATTTGCTTTAAGGGTGACATTCTCTTGGTATAACCAATATCCACCTAGTCCTAGCACTATAATAATTCCTATAAAAAATTGATTCATCTTTTGTTCCTTAACCAATCCCTATAAGGTATTGGACTTTTTCTTTTTCTTGCGTATCTTTGATACTCCTCTTTGTTTTCTTTTGATTGAGTCATAGTTTTTACCCAACCATCTGAAGTATCTTTCCATTCTTTTGTATTTTCATACTGTTTTAAAGGATTTCTCATAGTTCTTGTATTCTATAATTTAGTCCTTCGGCTCCTCTTAGTTCTACAATCTCTCCATCATGAGTTTTAAACTTTAAATATTTTTCTTGTTTTGCATAGAATTTTGCTACTATAAAGTTTTGGTCGTCCGCATCTCCGTAAGTAGAATTATAACTTACTGTCAGATTGTAACGCGTCTGAAATAAACTTACTATCCAGAGCCATATTTCCTTTAGCTTTTTCTTCATTTAATATTCCTATAAATTCTTCTATGTATTCTTCAAGAGTCATTCCTCTTCTAGCTGCTTCTTGCCCTGCTAACATTAATAACTCTTTTGATATTTTAAATTTCAAACCATTCCTTGCCTTGAAAAAGACAAGCCTCTGCTTCTCGTCTACGAATAAGCCCTTCTAAGACTTTTCCTCCTGCTTT